GACATACGAACAATCGTTTGCCGTGGCGAAGTCGATTGAACTTGCCCAGATGGCAAAAGCCGACGCCAAGCGGGCAGGCATCACGATTGAGGCTAACAAGCATGGCTGATGCGGCTTGGCAACCTTATGAGAGGGATATTTCAGCAGTCAGACGCAATACGATCCGACGGGCATTTGCGGAAGTAATCAGCGAGCTAAACGTCTCGGAAGATTCAGCAAGAAAATACTTTGAAGATGCCTTGGCTGGTCGATATGAGACGGTTGAAGAAAAGCTGGTCGTGATCACCAAAAGCACGCAATGCCTGTACGGCTGTAGCGTCTGCGGCATCCCGATTTCCAACTATAACAAAACTGGCACTTGTCAGATCTGCCGGGAGCGTGCCGAAAAGGGCAAGTGTTTGGATTGCAAGTGCATTGTGGCGAAGGGCAGCACCCGATGTTTGTCGTGTGCCATGAAACGGCAGAACAGGCGAAGAGAACTTGAGCAGAAAAAGAGGGGAAAGTGAAAGAGCTACTTGAACAGTACAAACGTATTCAAGCTATGGCTATTGGCCTGCGGCATGTCAATCAAGACATTCCCGGCCTTGTCTCTGACGATGCGGTTGAGGTCATGATCAACAAGATTGGCCTCAGAATGAATACGCTGGCCCATGACATCATCTCGGAACTGCAGCAAGAGATTGACGCCGCCGCAAAGCAGCCAAACGAGCCGGAGCAGCTAGGTAAGCCACTGTGGGCGGTGATTGCCGCTGGAGAGCCTGATTATGAGGCGAGAGCTAGAGGGATCATGGGCAGCACGAAATATCGCGTGTATTTTTCAAAAGAAGATGCTCTGGAATCTATCGGCGATAGCATCGACAAAAAGATTGTTCCAGTGTGGGGGGAATAATAATGAAAGAGCAGATTGAGCAGAGAAGAGATCTAACATGGACTTCTAACGGCAGGATCTGGCTGGCGTTGTACGGCGACCAGTGGGCCAAGATTCAGCAGGTGGAAACTGCCCAATATCCGTTTATTGTGTGCGTAGGCTGGGAAATGTCAGATGACGGTGAACTGGATCTTGATACAAGTCTCTGGTCCGCTGCTGCAAAGTTCAAAATGCTTGAACATGCTCAGGCATGGGCTGAAGAGAAGTTGGGGGTGGAGCAATGAGCCAAATTGAAATCACGCCCCCCTTGTTGAATGATCTGCGACAAAAGGCAGAGGCGGCAACCATTGAATACGATTGGAAATTACACGACGACCAAAAAAATTGGCCCGTTATTGAATTTGGCAATCGTCCGGGAGAGGACTGCGGCGGCTTTACAATTAAGGGCAATTATTCTCCAAAGCTAATTCAAGATGCCGAGTTCATCGCCGCCGCTAATCCTGCCGTGGTGCTGGCACTGGTGGATGAGGTGGAGCGGTTGAAGGATAGGCTGGAAGATCTTATCTGCTCAGGGTGCAACCAACAGCCGAAATTTTGCAGTTGTGAACTCGTACCGTTGTCTGGTAGTGAATTGATTTCGTGACCAAAGGGGTTAATAATGCCGATCAAACCTGAAGATGTTACCAAAGAGCATGTCACACACATTGAAGACTACCTGCGAAGCCAGTCTGATTGGTTGTTTATGCCAGACAACGCACAGCTTGCGACGCTTGCCAATGCACTCATTGAGGCCGGGATTGTCAGCCCGCCAGTGTGGGCGGTACGCAACAATAAAACAGGCAAACTGGCATCTCACCCTATGACAAGACTCAGAGATTTGATTCCTGACAAAAGAGAGCCATTAGTCGATGGCTGGGAATACGAACACTGGAAGGGGCAGACCGAATGAGCGACCCAATCAACCCTGACCATTACCACAATCATCCTTCAAAAGTAGAGTGCATTCAGATCACGGAACACATGAATTTCTGCCTGGGGAACGCCATTAAATACCTTTGGCGAGCGGGTGAAAAGGGCGATGTGATCGAGGATCTGAAAAAAGCACGTTGGTATGTAGATAGAGAGATTCAGAGGCTGGAAGGGATGCGAGAATACGACAAATGACCACAACTCTATCAATCTTCGCCGCTGTGGCCTGTTTTACCTTGTCGGGCATGATGGCGGCATTGGTGGTGATGTACATGCAAGCGATGAAAAGGGGGCGGTGAAAATGAATATCACGGTGTTTAATATGATCCCATTTATAACAGGACTTATTGGCTATATTTCGTGGCTTAGTGTGGCTTGTAAAAGACAATACGAGTTGTCTGCGAGTGAGCATCTGTATTTCATTTATGGCCCGATGAGCCTGATTCTTTTAGGTGCATCAGTCGCAGACATGACAGGAAAATACATGGCTTTTAATGTTGTCGTAGCAACCGGAATGTTACTGGGATTAATGGCCAAGATGATCACGGAGAAGAAATCTTGAAACTTTCTTTCTTCGTCCCAGGCATCGCTTCACCATCCGGCTCAAAAAAAGCACTCATGCATCCAAAAACCGGCAGAATTATTGTGATGGACACCGCTAAGCGTAAAACAAGCTGGCAGTCGATTGTGTCGCTACATGCTCAACAGGCCATGACTGACGCCGGGGCCAAGCTGACGACCGAAGCGGTGGCTATGACCATCGATTTCTATTTCCCCCGGCCCAAATGCCACTACGGTAGCGGCAGGAACGCGGCCAAGATTAAAGACACCGCCCCGAAATATCACACGCAAAAACCTGACCTGACAAAGCTGATCAGATGCACCGAAGATGCCTTGACCGGAATTGTCTATAAGGACGATTGCCAAGTGACGGAGAGATTCTGCCAGAAACATTGGTGCGACATAAGCCAAGCTCCGGGCGTCGAAATTACGCTGGAAGTTGTGCTATAATGCAGTCATGCCGACTAAGAAATTCATCAACTTTCAATACCGACACCCAGACCGACTCGTTACGCGGGTGGTGTCGGCTATTTGTAAAGATGATGGCAATTTTAGAATATCTGAGATATACGAAGAAGAGATAACACCGCTGCAGAGGTTCCACAAATGGGGCGAAATTAACGAGCCAACTATTGTTGATTTCCCAAACAAATAAAATAACGTTTTTTTGGCATTGAAACGCAAAAAAAAGTTTGTCAAGCTGCTTTGATGATGGATTCATTATCTGAAATGGAAATGGCCGAGTCGGACATTATCCGACGCGCCGAAGCCCAGATTAAAGCCTATCTCGGCGGCCAAAAGGTCGAAGTCATCGGCCTGATGCCACCTGATGGGCAATGGCACGAATCAGCAGCAACGCAGCCCTGCGGGGTGTGCGACAATGGTCGAAGCCTTGAGAAGCTGAAGCCGTCGATCTGCCTGAAGTGCCTGCGGGCCGATAAGAAGTTTGACCGGGTGCTGAAAGCCTCTGCCAAGTGGGAACAACGGATGCTGGCCATGCAGTCTGTGATTGCAGAGGCCAGAATCAAGCGGAATGCCACCATGCAGAGGCGCAAAGGCCGATGGCGGCAGAATCATCAAGCGATTGATTCAGATGCCGCATTAAGCAATCTACAGCGGAAAATCAGCGGATGACAGTCGAGACAATCGACATAACGGACATTAGCCAAGACCCGGCCAATGTCCGCAAACACTCACGCCGGAACCTTGACGCAATCAAGGCCAGCTTGAGAGCGTTTGGCCAGCAGAAGCCGATTGTCGTTGATGATCGCAATGTGATTCTGGCTGGTAATGGCACTTATGAAGCGGCTAAAGAATTAGGCTGGTCAGAGATCCAGATCGTTCGCACGCGATTAACCGGCACGTCTGCCGTAGCCTATGCCATTGCCGACAACCGAACGGCTGAACTTGCCGAATGGGATGATACGGCACTGGCCGAGCAGTTGAGAGCCTTGCAGTCGGAAGAGTTCGACGTTGAAGCGGCAGGCTTTACGGGTGAAGAGATTGATGGGCTGATTGAGAAGTTGGCGGGTGAAATCGTTCCTGACTTTCAGCCCGGTACGATTGACGATCAAGGCCGGCTTGATCAGAAAGCAAAAACAACCTGCCCGGAATGCGGTCATGAGTTCACGCCCTGAATTGCGGCTGGATTGGTGTACGCATGAGGCGGCGAAGTATGCCGTTGAGAAGTGGCATTATAGCCGGTGCATTCCAAAATCCAAACTGGCAAAAATTGGCGTTTGGGAAAGTGGCAGGTTTATCGGAGTTGTGATCTACGGCGTTGGTGCTACCGCCGACCTTGTAAAACGGTACGGCCTAAAAATGACTGAGGGATGCGAGCTTGTGCGAGTCGCTTTGACATCACACGAAAACCCAGTCTCAAAAATTGTTGCCGTGTCGCTCAAACTCTTGAGGCGTGAATATCAAGGTCTTCGATTGGTTGTGTCATTCGCCGATCCTGAACAAGGACACAAAGGCGGAATTTATCAGGCTGGCAACTGGATTTTTGCAGGACAGTCTCAGGCGTCAGACGAATACATTTTTAAAGGTAAAAGGTGGCAAGGTCGTTCGTTCCGCAACAAATATAAAGGGATGGAGAAGCACCCAAGCGTCACGATTGTCAAAGGGTCATCAAAATACCGCTATCTTATGCCCCTTGATGATGAAATGCGGAAGCAAATCGAACCGCTGAGAAAGCCATATCCAAAACGCGTCCGAAGTGAAGTTAGCGGCACGATTGGCAGCCAGCCAATAGGGGGCGGTGCAACTCCGACCCGGACGCTTATTGATTCCTTGCAAGCACGCAGGTCAGCAGGCAATGCCGACACCTCCACCACCTGAACACACAAGATGGAAGCCCGGACAATCAGGCAACCCACAAGGCTACAGCCGCGGACGCCGACAGATTGACGACCTTATTCAGTTGATCGAAGAAACCAAAGGGGCTGAACGGGCAATCAGCCGAGCGTGGCTAAAGCAGATTCTGGGCGGTAGCCTGCCACACTTGAAAGAGTACCTTGAACGGCGTGACGGTAAAGTACCGACGCCAGTTGAGGCCAGCATATCAGACGCATCTGGCAATGATTTCGTCACCATCCTACCGCCTGACGATCAAGCAGGCGACACCGCCACAGAAACAGTTTTGGACTGACCCCGCCAAGTGGCGGTCATTTATCGGTGGGGTGGGGAGCGGTAAGACATTTGCCGGATGTTGGGAAGTACTCAGGCAGCCGCCGAACACCATCGGCATGGTGGTCAGCCCAACCTACCCAATGTTGCGTGATACGGTTGTCAGGACGTTCAAGGAACTGACCTTGAACGTGGATATCGTCAAGAGCTTTAACACTTCGACGATGACGGCGGAGCTGATCGGCAACCGGACGATTCTGTTTCGGTCGGCTGATAATCCTGACCGCTTGAGAGGGCCGAACCTCGGCTGGGTCTGGATCGATGAAGCTGGTTATGTTGACTATGAAACGTGGCTGGTCTGCATTGGCCGGTTGAGACGCGAGCCGGGGCGGCTGTGGATTACGACCACGCCACGCGGCAAGCGGCATTGGCTGTACACCGACCTGGTCAAGACTGGCAAGGTGAGCCTGACGCAGGCCGCAACCGCTTCAAACACGTTTAACCCGGCTGATTTCGTCGGTAGTCTTGAATCGGCTTATTCGGCAGACTGGCAGCGGCAGGAACTGCTGGGCGAATTTATCGAACCCAGCGGCACGGTGTTTCAACGTCAATGGTTCGAAATTGTCGATTCAGCACCGGCTGACAAGATGATCGTGAGAGCGTGGGATTGTGCCGCAACGCCTAATAGCGGCGATAGCACGGTCGGCACGCGGATGATTAAGGATGGCGATGATTATTACATTGATCATGTGGTTGCTGCCCAGCTTGGTCCTGCTGACGTTGATCGGCTGATCGTCCAGACAGCCGCCGCCGATGGGCATGGCGTGCAGACGATCATCGAAGAGGAAGGCGGTTCGTCAGGCAAGCGGGCCAACGAACATATCATCAATCGCTTAAACGGCTATATCGTCCATTCTGAGCGTGTTACAGGCCCCAAGCTGACAAGAGCCATGCCGATGGCACGCGAAGCGTCCAGAGGCCGCGTAAAGCTCGTTAAAGGCGATTGGAATCAGGCGTGGCTGGATGAAGTCTGTAGCTTCACCGGCGAAGATTCAAAGAACTCCTACCATGATGACCGGGTTGACTCGGCATCGCTGGCGTTTAACTTTCTCAACAAAATACAGCCGTTTGTATGGTTCTCCTAATCTAAATGCCTGACTACAACCCACTCAACTGGCTCCGCTCGAAAGCACTTCGCACGGGCGTTACTGCCGACACCACCGAGATCGACGTGTCGGCATGGTCAGTCGATGTAATCAACGCCTTGAGCGATGATTATGCGAACCTCGCCCGGCCCTACTGCGATAACCCTGTGATCAGGGCCGCTATTGAGGCCATGCGGCGGAATGTCTGCAAGGCCACGCTTCAGGTCGGCTACTTTGACGAGGAAGGCGGATTTGAGCCGGTTGATCATCCGTTAATCCAGATATGGAAAGAACCGGCACCAGGTGAGACAGAATCAACGCTGGTTGAATTTATCTATCAACAGCTTTTGGAGGATGGCAACGCATACGTTCCCGCCATCTCTGACCGGGACACGCAGACGGGCGGAACGATACGCGAACTCCAGCCCATCCCGTATAGCTGGCTTCAAGTGCCGACATACGGGCAGGCCATCGGCGAAATCACCGAATATCCCTTTGTCGGCTTCGATGGTGGCAGGGGCTTCCAGTTCACCACCCCTCGCGAGCGGATGCTGCATTTCCGGGTCGGCAAGTCATCGACTACAGCCGCAAAGGGGCGTTCACCGCTTGAAGCGGTCAGGGCAGAGTTGGCACTGATCAAGCTGACAGCGATCTACGAAACAACCATCCTAAGCCGTTCCGGTGTACCTTCATGGCTGGTCAGTCTGACCGGCACCGGGGCGCAGATGATGACATCTGACAACATCGCTGTACTTCAGTCAGACATCAAGCGGGCCGTGTCTGGCAAGGGCGTCGGCAGGCCACTGATTTTCAAGGGCGGCGAACTCGACATAAAAACGCCGGGATTCAGCCCAAAAGATCTCTCCGTTCAGGAAATGACCGAAATCGCTGTGGCCCGTGTCTGCGGTGTCTTAGGCTGGTCGCCAATGTCGCTTAAACAGCCTGACACGGGCAAAACCTACAGCAACTTGATTGAAGCCAATCGGGCAAGCTGGCGAGATGCGATTATTCCATTCCTTGAACTCTTGGCAATGCAGTTGACGCGACTGGTGCGAACGCTTCCCACCGGCTATGACGGCGCGATCGCTCAGCCTGATAGTATGCTGACAGTCAGGTTCGACACAAGCCAGATCGAAGAATTGGCAGCAGACACAAAAGCCTTGTCAGATCGGGCGGTGGCCTTGTATCAATCCGGTTTACTGTCACTTAATGAAGCTCGGCAGATTATGGGCTACGCTGAAATTGAATCACAGGATACGCCAGCCGAAGCGGCAGAAGATGTTGCAGAAGGCGAGGCTGAATAATGCCTGCCGGTAATTGCAATCTGACAATAGAGCAAGGGGCCACCTGGTCACAGTCGATCCAATATCAGACTGCCAACGGCACGAATATCAGCCTATCCGGCTACACCATCCGCATGCAGGCACGGCCAGCTTATACCGCCAATACGACACTTGACCTATCGACCACCAACGGCAACATTACGATCACATCAGCGGCTAACGGCACTTTCACCTTGCAGCAGACAGCCGCCCAAACGGCTAACCTGACTGCGGGCAGTTATGTCTATGATCTTGAACTGGTCAAGCCTGACACCACAGTTGATCGGCTCTTGTATGGAACGCTCACAGTCACGCCGGAAGTCACGCGCTAATGGCTGATATTATTGTCAGACAAGCCAACAGCACCAGCCTGAC